AAGACCACTTACAGTAAAAGATATTCTTGCTCTTGCGGATCTACGAGATCTTGGAACATAACCAATGTTTCTGGCAAGTGCAACGACGTTTTCTCGAAGTGTAGCGGAATCGAGAAAACACTCATTCGCTGCCATATTCGTATTATAGGCAGTTGTATATGTATTATATGCTAATGCGTCAATAATGATTGAAAGGTTTGACCCCTCAAAGTCATAATCAGTAAAATTAGTATTTGCCCTCAGATAATCTCTGATGGATGTTTTGATTTGATCAAAATCTAAATTAACATATTGTCCGAAAGCCATTATACTCTAGCTGGGAATAGGAGAACGTCTACTTCTTGTGTTGGTGCTGGAATTCCAGTAATATCATACTGAACTGTGCAATTCATTTCATTTGTATCAGGTGCAACTGTGACCGTTACATCAATATTGCTAATTCTTGGTTCATAATTAAGTAAAGATGATCTAATTTCATCTGAAACTCGTATTTCATTCAAATTTGTATTCAAATCGAACAAAGATTCATTAATAACTGAACCAAAATTAGGTTCAAATGGTTTTTCACCAAGAATTGTGAAAATTATGTTCCTTACAGACCTTTTTATAGCATCTTCATTACGAATAGTCAACCAAATCACCCGTCACTGGATGACGTTTGAATGATAAATTGATATCTTTGAATGCCCTAGAAGCCACTATTTACACAAATTGTTTCCTGTTTTTATTTATACCGCTTTTTTTATCTTTTTACGACTCTAATTCTGTATTTTTCCGATTCTAAAGCGTTAATAATATATTTAGCACTAATTCTTGGGTCTTTTTCTCCGCAAGTGAAGAAATCTGCGTTCATTCGACCAAATTCAGGCCAAGTGTGACAAGAAACATGACTTTCAGCAAGTGCAAAAAGACATGTAACACCACATGGATTGAATTTATGTGTATATTCATTCAAAATTATCATCTCTGACCTCAAAATCGCACGAGTGAAGATGTCACGAAGAAAATTTGGACTATTTAAGTCCTCAAAATACCCATCGTAGACATCTAATATGAGATGCTCACCCATTTCATCCCAATTCTGGTTCATTTAAGTCAATTTTAAAGTCACCACCATAAAAATCAGCGTTCATATCAGTTCCTCCAGCGCCTACTTCGACATCAGATGACCTTTCTTTTGCTGTTTTCCAAAAATAATTCTCTTCAGAACCCAATCCATCACGGTCATGACCATTTTCTACTTGATAGTAAACTGTTGATACCTTAAAGTCAGGATTCTTAGGAACTTCGGGTGTAATGCTATTATCATAGATACGCATTCGGTTATTTGGATACAATGCAAACTGCCCATTATCCAATTCAATTAGATTATGTGACTTATGCTCTGCAGGTTGCTCACTCGTTGAGTAATCAATCGCATCTACGTCTTGGTGATAGTTATCTAATGTGCAAATATAGGTTCCTGTCTGCGTTCCAAAGTCTCTTGTATACACTTCATAGTGCATTGACCCTATAAACTGCTTTTGAACTGCTACAACCCCATAATCCATACAATTCCAGAATTGTAAGTTATGTAGTGTCATATCTGGGTCTGGTATCTCAGGTTCCGAGAGAAACGCGGATATTGGTAACTTATCAAACATTGCAGCATACTCAGGTAAGTATGTTTCAAAGTAAAAAGCACGGCCAGGTATTGATTTAGCAGATACCCAAACTCCCTTGACAAATTCACCATGACCACTCTTATGGTCAGTTAAGTATTCCTTTCGCACCCATACTTCATAGGATGGAAGATTCGTAATAAGACAAGACATTTAATCCCACTCCAGTAAATCAGGGCAAAGTAAAGACCCACGAAGGTCTTTTGCCTGTTGGTTATGTTCACATAATTTATTCATCCACATCCTTTCTTCTATCGTAACGGTATCTTCAGATATGATCCGACAACATATGTCGGTAAGTCTAACACGGTATTTGGTGCTCAACATTACTTTCCTTGACCTCGGTAACGCTTCTTCGGTTTATTACGAGAAGTCGCGGAATATTTGGTATTTTTCGAGGAGCCTTGGCGACTCTTCTTTGGAACAGAGACATATACCTCTCTACCCCATGAACCTGTTGTTGATCTAACTGCCATATTTAACCATGTGGATTGTAATAAGTAACTAATACTAATATAATGAATAGTATTACGAGTATCGAGAAAAACGCGATGACCATTAGATTACCCTCGTCTTCTCATGACCTACACGAATGCGAGGATCTGCCCATATCTCATATCCTGCCTCTTGTGCATCTAAACAGAAGGATACGTCTTCTCCGCACATATCTTGAACATCACCTGACTCAAAGACTTGCATCTTAGGAGCAAACCAAGGATACTCTAGTTTCTCGAAGACACCATTCTTAATGAGCACCCAACCAAAACCAGTGTAATCGCAGGTAAAAGGTTTCTTTCTCTTACTCATAGTTTCCACAGTCTCGTGATTCATAACTCCACCATTCTTACGGAAGTCATCTTCTTCGAGCCAATGAGCAATACTGGTAGTAGAACCATCTTCAGTTGCATACCATCCTGCAGTTATCTCTTTCTCTTTACCATCAGCAGGAAGTGCTAGATCACATAATTGCCAGAACTTATTAGTATCAAAAACAATATCAGAGTCTATCCATAACTGATAGTCATATTTAAGTTTACCATCCCAAGGTATTTGCTTAGGCCCTCTAAATACGTTTGCACCTAATACTTTACATCTTGCAAAGTTTACCATAGAAGAGTAATCTTGTGATATCTGTATACTCATTCCATTCTGCACCATGTCGAAACATAGCTGCACGAAGTTTTTAAGGAAGATATAAGAGGTTCCTCTACCAGGTAGACAGAAGACTATTGCTTTACCTTTCATTCGTGCCTTAATTGCATCAATATCCCACTCAGGTGCTTTGACTTTTGGTGCAACCGTTTTTACTTTAAATCCTTTTGCCATTAAGATAAGTTCACTACACTATTATTTTACACCCTTATCTATACAATGTCAATATGAGTCTTCTCCCATTGGTTCGGTATATATCACTTTTCCAGGCCCACCATACCCGACTTTACCTTGTAGTTTTACATATGATAAGTCACTCTCAGTATAATCTGTCTTAAGTATGCCTACCATTACTTTAAGCATCTCCCATGTATCTTCAAACTCTTCTTCATTTAAACAGTTATATATGCAATTATCTTTTGCGTATATGTGGTAAATTGTATCTCGTAGGTCTTGCATCTCCCTCAATTGATCTTAAAGATATTTATAACTTCCCGAAGAACCATAGCAAAGCTATGTATGAAAAAAAGTAATTAGACCAATTTTGGCCACGGGAATTTTTTTTATATAGAGATATAGCTAACTCGAATTGTCACCTCTGTAGGTTAGGGTAGTTAGGGTTTTTTATATCACGCAAAATATAAACAAATACGGCAACCGCTTAAACAACTGCCGTATAAGTGTTTTTTGCTTAGTGCCTATTGATTTGCAAAGGCATCTGATATTTTCTCTTCGATTGCGTTGACCCTCGCTAGTACGGGTGTTCTTCCGATTAGATCCTCTGGATCCATGCCTTCGTCATCATAATGTCTATAATCTTCCATTGCTGCTAGAATTGTCTCTAGTTCATATTCGTTGAATTTAATTGTAAATGTGTCGATTGCCATAATAAGGGAATGTATCTATTAGGGAAACAATTTAGAGGTACCAATTCTTATTAGTTTTTGCAAGATGGATTCGTGCGAACTGAGATGGTGGGCCTGTGTCTTAGTCTCTCTCTGTTGACAGCCCTATAGTCTAGTTCTGTTGCAATTGCCATGCCTACAGTATATAAAGCATAGCAGCCGCCAATAAGAATGAATAATTCCATAATGTGTCTTTATCTAATAGGGCGACAGTTTAAAGGCTACATATAGAGATGCTCATATAGAGGGGGCTTATATAAGTGCCGTATATAAGCAAGTCTCCAGGAACTGCCCATAAAAAAAAGGCCCTGTGTGAGAGAGCCTTTAAAACAACCAACTTTTAACAATGACCACTTCTAAGGATTCCCAGTTCTTAGAAGTTTGTAGGGAGCCTATTCTAACGGTATCTTTTACAACTTGTCAGGGAATTCCCGTAACAGTGGTTAACCGTGTTATAATTAAGACTTGAATCTCGGTTGGGGCCTTTTGAACCTTTCCTCTGATTCGCTCCTTACACTAGGGGAACACTTTAGAGGGCCATCAGGAGCTGGCCAAAAAAACCACTAATTAACAAGAGCTGGGCCCCGTAAAGTGTAATGTACTGCCTTCCAATAATGCTTAATAAAAAGCACTAAAAAATAACCAGAAGCTGGCCCTGTAAAGTGTAATGTACTGGCCTTTTTTTAAAACTCCTCTATATGAGTATTAATACTCTCATAATCTGACAAATTAAAAACCCGCCTAAAATCAATTTGTCTAGGATTAAAATCCTCATCTACTGTCAAGTCTAGAGTGATTCTATAAGACTGCTGACAGGGGGCCAGCTGGCTATCAATAACCATAAGCAAAAAAGCATTAATTCTTTATAATTAATTATCGCATATTTGCGTGTAATTGTCAACAACTTATAAAAAATGTTACTATCATAAAATGTTACTGGGCGGTCTTGACATTTTTGCCGATCTCGT